TAGCCAAAGTAGAGCTAACTGCATATCAGCCCTAGCCCCTATATCAGACGCCATTTCAAGCACGTCTGATATAGGAACTAGGCCAGTTCCCCCAGGCCCCACAACTCCGTGGTAATATCTGCCTTCGTATCAACAAGCCAATGCTGCAACTTCTCAGCATGAGTTACGATGGCAATATCGTTATTACCAAAGAGCTTCTTTAGAGCCTGACGGGCAGTAGTTACTTCATTATCTTTCCAGCCGAAAATAACCGAGAGTTCCTCAGCATCGGCCAGTTCAAGTGCCCTACCCTGTTCAGATGGATCAAGCTGAACATAGTCATCAACACCAGGAGGCTTAACGAACAGTCCGTTATCCTCTTGGAGTCTAATCATCGTATCCATCGCGATGAACAGACCACGCTTAAATTGATCCTTCTTAGGAACTTCCTGAAAAACCTTACGAGCGATTCTATCTAGCTCGGCTCCGCTTTCCGGAAGTCTATACTTGATAGCAAGACCCGTTCTTTCCCATCCAGTGATAGGAATATAAACGTCCTTGATAGCAAGGATTTCTTCGTAGTCTACCTTTAAAAGATCAAGGATAGACTTGTCACCTGCGGGGTGTGAATCTTCCACAGTTCTCTCCTAACCGTTACCTGTGGGGTTTTTATTAAATAGCAGACGGGAATCCGCTAATAATAACTTCAATTTCAATCATTGCTACCGTACCACTCTCAGAGTCAGTCTCAGGAATGAGAACACGCTTAAGCTTGCCATCATAGGTGATGGTTTTACCAAAGCCGTTACCATTCTCATCCAACGGACGCTGAGTAATGGTAATAGCACCCTTACCAGCAGCATTGATGAAACTGTTGACCATTGCATGATCGTCATGGATATCGTAGAACCTCTGTAACGTTACGTTATCAGTTGTCTTACGACCACCAAGCGCAAGTGGCTCTGCCATATCACCCGGATAATACTTACCATCATCCGAGTCAACAGCACCACCAGTCTTCTTATCCCATACACCAGTAGTGTTGCCATTGAGCTTAACTCTAATAGCCCACTGATCCTGACGGACGGGAGCATTACGAGTAGCTGCCATGTTACACCGCCTCCGTCACAGCGCGCTTAACAACTTCGATCTGCACAAGCTCAGCCATAGTTGCCATACGAACAGCAACAACAGCATGAAGCTCGTTAGCTGCGATACGTTCAAGTGTATTAACACCAGGACCCGTATCAACACTGAATGCTACATCGGCAGTATCACCGAATAGCTGATGTGCATTGAAGAACTGCATAAGGACTCCGGCAATATCACCATGGAATCCATTGATAGTCGAACCATTCTGACCATCAATTTCATCGAACAGGTAATTCTGTGCAACCTGGTCAAGCTCTGCCGACAATGCCATAAACAAACGAGCATTACCGAAGTTTGTCCAGTTAGTATCACTTGAAGTAGAACGCCAACCGAAGTTCTTAACGAGTCCGTTAATATTGCGGACAACATTAACACCTGACGAGTTAAGAGTATTACGGTTAGTATCACTAAATCCTACCTGGCTAACATCGGTGGCAAATCTACTTTCACCGAACCTGCCAGCAGCAGGATGATTAGCCCCAAGAGCAGCATCATTGCGAGCACACAAGCCAGCAATTAATGCACTAGGAGCAACCGTTCTACTTGTACCAGCTAACACACCAGGATAAATCTGCCACGGTGCGAAACAAGCAGCACCCTTATCTCTAGCAGCAGCCGCGCTAGCCTGCAAAGTCCCCACAGTAGCAGTATCGGGAAGATCAAGCAGAGCAACGCGGTTATTATTCTGTTCGTGTGTGAGAAGCTGTCCGTGAGCAGTATCAGTAGTCCTACCAGGATAACAAACCTGACCAGGACCAAGGTCCTTAGAGAATAACGCTAAGGCATTAGCCCACTGCGTATCAGTAGCGTTAGTACGATCATCAGTACCAGCAGAAAGAGCAGTAGCAGCGAGCACAGCAGGATCGTTAACAGAAGCACCCTGTGCAAGCCTAATATAGTTGCTATACTGTCCCCACTGAACCGCTGCACTAGTGTCGAGTAAGTCACCCGAATCTTCGAGAACAACGTTGCTAATATCGAGGACACGGATAACAAATGTACCTGAACCAATACCAGCAGCAACCTGAACCTTATACTGGTTAGACCAAGCACCTGGACCAATAGCACTAGCTACAAGAGAAATAGCAGCCGCACCATCAAGCAGGTTGAGAAAACCAGTAGTAGGCGACGGGCCAACTACACGACTGATATATGCTTTATATCCACCCTCGCGGAAGAATACATCGAACCAGTCATACATCGGTGAATAAGTTTGACGATCACCGAAGATAGAAACAAACTGATCGAGATTGTAGATAGGCTTGGGAGTCAGAGGCCCGCGATCAGTTAGACCAACAACAAACGCAACTCCCGTATCTGTTGGAGTAGATACATTGGAGGGCGTGGTACGCAGAGTGATTGCCGTACCCGGCCTATTAAGAACTGCCATACTTACTTACCTCCGGTTTCAAGAAGGAGGCCATTATCTACAAGCTCCTGATATTTCTTCAGGTCGTCTGTAGTAAGGTTAACAGCGTCACCAGGACCGGCCATAACTACTTTACCATCAGCCTCAAAATCCTGGACACCATTACCCGTATAACGGTATTCCTTAGTACTTTTACTTGCGCTTTTATCCTGTGATTCTGTCAATTTGGATATCCACCTCATTGGCTGTATGGATAACTTCAACCGTTCCCGGCTCGGGCGGGCCTTGTGTCTTTGATACTACATTGTCTACATCTACCGCAAACCAAACACTAGCTGCCCGGAACTGCTGATTTTCGCTAGGGATTGGAATTTCATCGTATGATTCATCTAGCCAGGTAGTTCTAGAAGCTACGCCATTAATGCCTGGATTATCAATGAAGATAGCTCTGACCGCTGTTCCATACATCTCAGCTAAGAAGATAGCATCTTCCTCTGTCTTAGCAGCAATCATAGTTCCTACACCGAGTCTCCACGTAGCCCTATAAACACCCGCACCATTCTTTAACGGTGTTCCAATAATCCCAGGAACTAGAACTACAACTTTAGGAAGCTGTTCGCCAGGAACACTAACAAACCTATTCCTACTTACGTAATTCTCTGGAATTACTAACGTATTTTCTTCGAGCGCCAGTAGTTGCTCAAAACCCCACAGGTAGGCGGGGAACTTGTCTTGTAACAAATCATTAGCGGCAGTAACCAACGTATGAGGAAGGAAGACATTCTCTAATGCTGTACTAGACACGATGAGCCCTTACTAGATGTTCAGCGATCATTTTATTCCAACGGATTTCATCACCAGGAAGTAACTTAATCAGTGGCCTAGCAGGAACACCTGCTCCTGGCGCACCGAAGTGGTGGTGTGCTGCAACTGGATCATCTGTTCCGAGTAGTACCCTATTATCACTAACTTGCAGCACTTGGTAAGTAGCTCCTGGTTCTGTAAGACTGGCTCTAAGTTCACCAGTCTTAACTAGAATTTGGGTACTGCCGCCCTTCCTCTTAATTGTATCCGGTTTGAGAGGTTTCCATGATCCACCACCACGCCTACCTTGACTACTGAACACAGCTCTTTCAATTCTCATCATATCTTCTGCGATACGAGTCATAACTGGAAGAAGTGTATTAGGAGCCTGACCCATGTGCTCTAGGCGTGTGACTTCCTTTGGAACACTCTCATTGAGATCCTTGAGGATGAATACGAGCGACATTTACAGTAGCATACCCATAGTGAAGGCTCTGTCAGTTGAGTCAATTGGATGGAAGTCCAATGCACTCATACTATCAGAGCTACCAATAACAACGTCAGTAATGGGGTCAATGATTACATATTCCCCTGTGAGGATACCATTGAGTAATTCCATTCCCCTGTCGTATAATTTCTGCGCGTAGGAGTTTGGCTCAATAACATTCTCTGTCTTACTGATTTCGTTATAGTAATGCTGAGCAGCGATGAGCTTTCCAGCAGCTTCTCTAATGATCTCAGGTGTAACCTCAGGCGCACGCCAAGTTTGCAGCGTAACGTTATCAATCGCACCGTTTAAGAAACCTCTGACAATACGTGACACACTGATCTGAATTAGTCCAGTGTTATCTTCGTCAGCCTCTACAACGTTTTGATCGAGGTTACTATTGATATCGTCGAGACTTGCTAGAATCTCTGCCATGTTTTACCTACTTGTTTGCGCCGGCATTGGTACCCGGCTCAACAGACGATGACTTCGTAGCATCAACCTTAGCCACGTCTTCTGCCATGACACTGCCATACTGCGTATCGAAGTAACCCTCAGAAGCGGCAGCAGCAAGCTGTGCCTTACGCCACTCAACTGGACTACCCTGGAAGTCACCCATATCAGGATATTCCTGAGTACGAATAACACCTGCATTAAGACAAGACTGAAATTCTTCCTTGTCCATACCAAGCGAGTCAGGCGTAACCTTCTCACCAGGAGCGATGCGAGTCATCTTCTTAGGATTACCAGGTTCCTTATCATCAAGAACTTCGAAGTTAGACCATGCGTAATAAGTATCAGCCATGTTTTACTCCTAGGTCCAAGCGCCAGAACTGAACGCGTTGGTGATCAGATAACCAGCAACAGACGACGTGATCTTAAGGTCCCAGTTAAAGCTGGTACGAACGATATCAGCCTTACGAGGCTCCTCACGCCAACGATCAGTAGGACGAGTAGAACCGTCAGGATAAACCTGAGCAAACGTCTTACCAAACGTCTTCTGCCTAAGACCCGGCGTAGGATCAACAATACCAAGCCAGATATCCTTGCCCCACAGATCAGTAAACGACTCTGTAGCGTCAATGTTATTGGCAGCATTGTAACCGGACTGTGCAAGAATAACCTTACCGTCGAAGTTAAACAGCTTGCGGAAAGCATCCGGCTCCAACAGGGAGAAGTTGTTGAAACGACGAACAACACGCGGATGATTCTCGATATACTGCAAACCAAGAGCGGGAATAACAAGTGTATTCGGGCGCCGACGAGTCAGCGACCAAATAGCGTCACTTGCGGTCTGTAAACGCTTGACCGGATCAGACACGATAGAATACGTATCACCAGCAGTAACGAAAGTATAGTCATCGAACTGCTGTGATCCAGAAAGCGTAACCTTGTTCGAAGACGGATAGTTAGCCGCATTACGAACAAGTGCAGCAACCTGGCGCTCATGGTCAAGTAAAAGAGCACCAGTAACGAGATTAGTAGCGTCTTCCTCAGGA